AGGAAGCCTGTAGGCATAACGGGCTGACCAGCCACGAAGCCGGCCTGACCGTAGGCAGGCCCCATACCCAGGAACTGGCTGGCATTAGGAGCCAGATGCGGTTGCATCGGGTTCACAACACCTTGACCGGGATAACGTGCCACCTCACGGAAGTCAGAGTTCTGACGGAGGTGCATCATTGCGGTGGGATCCACCAGGCAACGGTAATAACCATCAGCGAAGGTAGGAACGTTGCGCTTACGCATGTCCTTAACCACTTCCAGCAGGTCTGTGGTTACATCAAATTTGCCAGACTCACCGTTTGCGTATGTAACGCCCAGGGTGCCGCCTGAACCGCCCTTCTCTTTGCCACCGGGCAGGTAGTAGCCGCCACGGTCGTCACCGGCTTTGCCATTAGCTTCTGCTTTCAGAAGTTCATTAGCAAAGACACGATCGCGCCAACGGCGATAGTCATCAAGCAGGGTCAGTGAACCGATGGACTGGTGGAACACGTTGAGGTTTCCAGTGTCCAGCAGCAGACGCTGCGCAGTAATAAGTGTTTCGCGAGCAACCTTGAAGGTTGAAGGCTGAGTTGCATCACGTGTGTCAGCAGGACCTGTGTACTCTTTGAGCGACACAAGGACCTTGTCCTTCACAATGTTGCGTGCGGAAGCTGTACCCAGTGTTTGATCTGCGGTACGCTCACGTGACTCCTTAGTGCCAGGCTTGCCCCAGAAGCGGTACCGGTCCAGTTGCACTGTTTGACCGGGTTGCTTGCTGAAGTCGTGAACAACGACCGGCTCCACTGCCATCTCAATGATGTAGGCAGGGTGGGGCCGATACAGTTCAGCACCAAGAAGTTTAGGGAACGAGTTATTCCTCTGCTTTCACAGGGCTCCGACTATATCTTCACCTATATAAGGGCTGGGCGCTCGTGCCTGTTATTAAGGAGGCTTTACTCCTCAGGTAGTCTGTGAACGTTCCTTAGGTGTACCTAAGGCTTCGCTGCTGATTGCCATATCTCTCGACTTAGGGTTCCAGCAATTCACCCAGTTTTACAACGACCGGTCTGTTAATCGTTGTCAATCCACATAGGGACAACTCCGTAAACTTAATGATATAAGTGAGTTCGACTTTCTCACTATCTGAATAATACACGTTAGATTGTAGTTATTGCCGGTTTACCCGAAAATATTGTGGAACAATTTATAGATCCAACCGTATGGGTGCCCATACATACCTTGCCTGGTTTTGAATGTTGCATCGAATACTATGTCAACCGCAATGGCGAGGTTCGCAGTACTAAAGGCAATCGTGACCGAATTTTGAAGCATAAACGGCATAAGGCTGGTTATCCCATGGTCACTCTTACGCAACGTATTGGAAGAAAGCCTCCTTTATATGTGTGTGTCCACAAGCTGGTTGCATTTGCTTTTTTAGGACTACCCCCCACCCCCTACGGAATCTCGAAGGGATGCACGATGATTGATCATATCGACGAGGACAAGTCGAATTGTTGTGTCACTAATCTTCGCTGGATTAGTAGAAAGGAAAATAACACCAAATATAAATATCAAAGACGTCCTAAAAATACTCCTGAGCAGGCTGCACAAGCTAAGGACCGTCAGCGGGAATCAAACAAGAATTACATGCGTCGAAAACGATCTGAATGTAAGCACTAATACAGTGATTGAAAGTTAGAATATCTGTAGCGATGTAATACATAATGGCTGACAGTCTGAAGCTTATTGGCGTCAAGCACATACGACGACACAAGGGTAAGGAGCTTCAATACATTCCTCCCAACGGTGAAAGTGATCAGCACATCGTCAAGCGTTGGTGGCGTGACAGTAAAGACAAAGGTGTCTTCATCGCCTGCACCAAGTTCAAGGTCAAGCGCAAAGGCGGTGATGTTGTGATTCTGGTGCCGTCTCACCAGGAAACGCAGCTGGATATTGCTTTTGACGGCAACCGCACCTGGAAGTTCAAGCCCGCAAGCAAGGACGTGCCCAGGGTTGGCATCTTTACCCCTGACAACGAGTTCATTGAGGAGTACGTCTTCCCCAGTGTCTCTGGTGGCCGCATCATGCGGGTGACGACTATGGACGCTGCCAGTTACCCAGGCATGTAACGCCGCTGCTCATCTGTCACGTTGAAGATTGAGAGGATCTCGAAGCCGATGTCGATCTGCAACCTGAAGGGCAGGCGGTTGGCCTTGCGTGCATGGATGCCCAGGGTGAAGCTGCTGCGTGGTGTGATGTAGAGCTTGTCGTACTCATGCGGTCTCCCCTGGCTGTCGTACAGACGTACGTCAACCCAGTTGTCGACATACATGTTCCCTGTACGCAGATTGGTCAGATCAATGCTCAACAGGGTCGTGCGAACGTCGGCAAGCAAGCTGGTGAATACAGCTTTGGCATAGACGGACTGATCTTCCTGCACGCTGTCGTCCGATACGGCTTCGTCGTAATCGCTGCCAACAACAGATAGGTCCGTTTCTCGGTCCTGAAGCACTGTCCTGTAGCCGTCAATATCCTCAACGTCGACGCCTTGGAGGATGTCCTCAGCATTCAGCTCAAACCTGACGTACTGGTTCTCCGTGCCGAATAGTCCCACAGTGTCCTCATAGACCAGTGACTGCGGGATGGCTGAGATCCGCTGCACCACAGCACGGTCGATCGTTGGACCCTTCGCAAAGTGAAGCGACCGGCTAGCTACCAACCCAGATGGATTAGTAGTGCCGGTGCTGTAGCTTCTACCCCGTAGCTGAATCTCTTGAGTTACATCCATATACGGGCCTTATTCTACTTTAATTTTACAAGTATTCCTCCACAGTTCCACTCGTCTCTTTTAACGCACGTAGTGCTTTGTGCTCCAAATTGCGAACACGATCTCTGCTCATGTGCAGAATCTGTCCAATAGCAGTCATTGACAGCGGCTCAAGAATCCCGTCCCCAATGCCGTAACGCATGCTGATCACAGCAGCTTGTTGCTCAGGCAACTCGGAGATCAACGCCTTCAGGTTGTCCTTGATGTATTCATTCTCCAGCTGCTCGACAGGCATTGGACCTTCGTCCTCAAGCAGATCAATCAATGACGTGTCACGGTTCTCACCGATGCGTACCTCCAGTGAAGTCGGTTGACGTGCCTTGCACATCAGGTCCTTGATCTCATCAATTGACAGATTCAGCTCATCGGATAACTCACGGATGGTTGGCATCCGTCCACTCAGCTGTGAGAGCTGTCTCTGCGCCTTCTTGAACTTGTTCAGGTTCTCAGTGATATGGATGGGTAGACGGATGGCTCTGGACTTCTCTGCAATGGCTCTGGTGATGCCCTGGCGGATCCACCAATAGGAGTAGGTCGAGAACTTGTAACCGCGTTGTGGATCGAACTTCTCAACACCACGCACCAGGCCGATCGTCCCCTCCTGGATGATGTCCAGCAGCTCCATGTTCCGCTTTGTGTATTTCTTGGCAACGCTGACGACAAGCCTTAGGTTTGACGTGACCATCTTGTTCTTGGCACGTTCGCCTTCTTTTATCTGTCGCTTGAGCTGCTTGTCAGATATACCCAGCTCACGGGCTAGTGCTGCTTCGCTGTAGCTCTTCCCAAGCTCTTCCTTTAGCTCTTCTCGCTTAGCAATAATCTTCATCAACCTCTGAACCTTCCGGCCCAACAGGATTTCTTCTTCATGCTCCAGCAAAGGTATGCGACCGATGTCACGCAAATATGCTCTGACGTTATCGCCGTTGATCTTTACTTGTGTCATATAACTGTCTGTTCGACCTTCTCAGACTAGACGAGGTCGTTATGACGTGTCAATATTGCTGACCGTAAATTCCTGCAAACCTAGTTGTCTCCGCTGGAGGCTCTTCTCTGCCCTCCATAGCCTCGACTGCCATGGCTTGTGCAGCGTGTTCGTTATACCCCTTCTCTTTGTACATAGAGAAGTACTTCTCAAACAGCTCAATTGAGCTCTCAAAGTCATCGCCATGTGTAACCATCTCTGCCGCCATTTGGTTGGCAGCTTGATCAGGTACACCATCAGTCTTTAGGTGCTTCCAAATTGCCTGAAAAATATCAGGGTCAGAAGTGCAATCACAGGCTTTACGCACAACATTACTACAACCACATCTCTTAATTGTAGTAAATAATTATTGCTACATGTACTGGCCGGCTTGTGCATCAGCAGCACCCAGAT